AGTTGCAGTGGCAAGGTTCCCGGTGCTGGGGTCTCCGAAGTAGTGGAGCATGATGTTGGTGCCGGCTGATACCATCAGCTTGAGCTGATTTCCATCATCGCTCGATTCTTTCCCGCCTGTCACTCGCGGCATCGCTTCGAGCACCAGACCTTCGTTGCTCAAGAACGTCGATGCTGCTGCTGTCTTCGGGTTGCGTTCGGGAGTGCCTTGGAGGCCAGTCTGTGTAAGCGAGCTTTCCAGCTGGCTCTTCAGCTTGGCCAACGTGCTGGCTCCTCCCTTTGTGGTCATCTTGAAAGCAAACTTGGCGAGAGCCTGAACAATCGCAACGCGAGCTTCCATGAAGCGCCGATGCTCTCGCGTCCAGTCCACCACGGAGCTGAGAAGGCCATTGCCAAACTTGCCCATGTCATCGAAGGCAATGTGATAGACACGTACATCCTTCTCCAGAATGACTTTCTTGCCCTGCGAGTCCTTCTGCTCCTCCGCCAGCACAAGATCGTCATCATCACAAGCCCAGTCTGCATAATAAAAGGTCTTGTTGGTGGAGGTCTCGCGTCGATAGCAGAGGATGTGGTCATCATCATCCGGGTCAGAGATGATTTCCGTCACCTGCATCGCATCGATGACGCGCACACTGGGCTCGTCTGTGTCGAGGTCAAAGAAGGCCAAGAACAAATCGCCATCAACAAGCAGCTTCTTCGACAAACGCTGCTGGCCTTGCGCATTCATGATCCGCCGATTGCGACGGCTCTTGATGAATGCGTCAATCTTCGACTGTTTGCCGGCATCGTCGGACTTGTAGGTGATGCCTGTTCCAACAGCATAATCCGTCCAGATGCGGACAGCTTGCTTGGCGAGTGGGTCTCGACGCCAGTAAAGACGAGACTTGGCCATTGTGGAAATGCGGGTCTGCTGATCAACTTCCGCACCCACCTGCTTGCCGAGCACCAGCCATCCCTTGTCATCAATGGCAAGCTCAATGTCAGCTCGCGTGAATCCTGATTCCTGAATCTCAGGAATGGCGAGGAGGAAGTCCACAGCATCCTTCATACTGAAATCAGCTGGCTTCCTTGTGCTCGTCTTCTTTACTGGCTTCTTCATTCAGCTCGCTCCTTACTGCTTGGTCTCTTTGTCCGCGTCCGCTTTCGGATCAACCTGCGTGAAGGTGTGTGGCCCGGACTTCTTGGTGAGGATGAGGTACACCACCAAGCCGATGCCAAGCAGCGTCAGAACAGCTCCTGCGACTGTGCCAATAATTGTTCCTTCCATCTTTCCTCCTCACCAGCTACTGATCTGAAGTTCAGCCTCATCCATATCGGACGAGATTTGTACATCATCACCAACAACTAGCGTGTCCTCGCAACGCGCCATGATCAAAGGTTCCAAAGCGTAGCGCACCGCGTCCCATCCATGATTGTGCTTATCAATGATGATGGGGAGAATGTCATTGGTAATCTTGTCCACCTTGTAGCGATAGAGCCGCGCTTCCTCCTTCATGTGAGTGCAGCGCGGGTGGATGACGATCTGCTCGAAGAAGCGAATAACAGCAACACCGTCCTCGACGCATCCAGTCCACTTCTGGCAAGGCACAACATTCAGGCCTCGATCAACGAGATGGACAATAGTCTCCGGACGAGAGCAATCACCACGGATGGTGTGCTTGTCGGCACCCGGAATTGTCCGGATGAGTGCTGGAAGATCATCCTGCTTGACTCCGAAGCCAAATGCCTCATACTCGATGCAGACCCGCTTCATGTCTGGGGTGATCCAGACCTTAACAGTGGCAGCAGGATCAACGCCAAACCCAAAGTCTTGCCCGAAGTATGGGCCGTGCCATCCATCACCAGGCTCGAAAGCCTCCACCACATACTTGCCATAGAAGACCTGCGTGTTGGAGCGAGTGTTGCATTGCCCTTCCCAAACGTGTTGGGCCGCGTCCGGGTCAACCGCAAACAAGTAATCCTTCTCCTTGCGCAGCTCCTCCGGGAGCCAAGGATTGTCGCGCCAGTTGACCTCGACAATCGAGGCTTGATCTGCTGGCGGAGGATTCTTCACAAACATCTGGTACGTTGGGTCTGTCAGCTCGTCCGGATTGAATGTGACCCAAATCTCGCTCTTGGGTTTGCGGATGGTTGGTATCAGCTTCTCCCAGCTCGTCTTGCTTACCTTCTCTGCCTCCTCAATCCAGCAGATGTCCACACCCTCCATCGACTTGAGCGAGTTGATGTTCTGCCGCAAGCCTTTGAAGATGAACTCACTGTTGGTCATTGGGGCCCACAAGCGAGTATCCGTGATGCGGAAGTAAGAGGAGAGGTTCAGCCTGACGATCTGGTCACAGAGAAGACGATGCACAGATTCAGCAATGGAGTTCTGAAACTCACGGGCACACAAGATCAGCTTCTTCTCGCTGACTGCTGTGGTCAGCAATGCGCGAGCAAATCCCCACGACTTGATGGCTCCTCGTCCACCGTACGCAACCTTGTACCGCTTCGGCTGGAACAGGAACTGGAGCTTGCGTGGGAACTTTGCGACTTGTGTGCCCGTTGTCATGCTGCTCTGGACTTCTCCTCTCCTCCTTTGGGTCAGATTTAGGTCAACTGCACCGACAGATTGCAGCAGTTGGCCCAGTTACCATCGGTCGTGCCGCCGTTATCCAGCACCGTGCTTGTGGACTTCAGCTTGATGTACTGGCACAGCACCGGAGTGAATGTGACCGTCTTCTCGCTCGCATCCGTGGCAAACGTCCCGCTGGCCTGCAGCGTCCAGCTGCTGCCATCGTTGGACGTGTAGAACTCGTAGCCCACGATGTTGCCATGGAGGTTCCCGTCCTGACGCGGCTTGTACTTGAAGCCTTGGATGGGGAAGATGTAGCCCATGTTGGCGCCGATGTAGTGAGGATTTGCCGGCGGATTGATGGACTCAGTGACCCAGAACGTGACGTCGCTGCCATCGAACGCATAGCTGGCAAGCTTGTCATACACCGTGTCCTCGTCATCGAAGATCGGTGACCAGCCAGTACGCGGAACGTCGAGCGGCAGACCATTGAGCAGGTTGTACAGATTGGTAAGCTCGTCGCGTGCACTCCCGAAGTTGCTGCCGACGATGTTACCCTTGCTGGCGCCGAAGTCCACCCCAGTGCCCGAGACGCCGCGCTTGATGGAGGGGAAGGTGGTGCCGCCCATTCCGTAGTTAGAGCCAATCAGCAGGTTCAAGGCATCAATTCCGCCGTTCAACCACGCATTGATCGCATCAGCCTTGCTGATGATTTGCGTCAGCGTTGGCCAGTTTGTTCCGCGCCACTTGTCTGCCAGCGCGCCATTCTGAGTAATGATTTGTGAGATTGCCAAACCAGTACCCAAATTAGCCATCCAATCAGCTTTGTTTATCATGATTCTTGATTTCCTCCTTTGGGGGATCAACAAATTCAATCTGGATCACCGGCACCGGGAGCGGAGCGCCGTCTGGCCCAGAGTGCTCATGCTTGTCCGTGAGCATCTTCTTGTACTTGGCGAGAATCTCCAGCGCACCCTTCTTGTCGCCCAACTTGAACTTCGTCTTTCTCACTGGGCGATAGATAACACCTTCTTCGCTCGTCTCTTTGACGGTGTACTCGTCAATCGTAAGCTCTTGAATCGCAGCAGTCTTGTCGCGGTCAACACGCGAGAAGTCGAGACGAGCATAGCCATCCTCTCCCATCACAGAGAAGTCATCCATGTTGGCGAAGGCGAGCTTAGACAACTCAGCAATGATTTTGTCGGTGGTGACTTCGAGCCGCTTCAGCCGCTTGGCGGTTTCCTCTTTGATGCGCTGGCGAATGATTGGGCGCTGGAGGAGGGCACAAGCTGTCACCTTGGCAGACCCGACAGCAAAGCCGGCACGACGCGCAGCCTCTGCTCCGTTCTGATCTTCAGAACAGACGTAATGCTGAACAAACCGCTCTTGCTGCGGAGTCAGTTCACGGTCGAGCTTCTTATGTGTGGCCTTAGGCAACCTTGCGATCAACTCGACGGCGGAACCAGCGAGGTCTCACATGGACGGCTCGCAGACGTTCCGTGGCGGCTTGATTCTTGCGCTGCCGCTGGCGCTGTACCATCTTGCTCATGCCAATCTCACACAGCGCTGCAAAGAACATTGCGATTGCTCGGATGAGCATCAGCGCTGCGAATCTGGTACGCCACCACATGGTCAGTTTCCTCTGTTGAGTTAGTCCAAGTAATTTGTGCCGTCGAGTTAAGAGATTGCCTGAAGATCGTCATGCTTGGAAAGAGAATTCGACGGCGCTGCCGAGTTGTGAACCGGAGCCCATCAGGGACGTTCTACACAGGTTCATCTTTCATTCCAGAGACTTACGTTGCTTCCACCAGCGTCTTCTTTGGACTTTTGGGGTACCTGTACCATTTCCCTGCCAGCGTTGTGTGGAATAATTTGCACATCCCACTTTTCTTGGGTTTTTCGAGTTGGAAGCGGAGACCCGCTTATAAGGGGGAATCGGTTCCTAGCGTGGAAATCACCACACACGTTGGAAACCTCCGCTTCCACGCTTCCAATCACAAGATTCTTCAATGAAGACGCACACTTGAAGCAGGAAGCGGCTCTCCAAAACAACCGCTTCCTACCGCTTCCACACAATAACCGGACAGTTTGTCCTATTCCGGAGCATCAACTTCACTCCAGCCAATGATGGGTGGAACTCTCTACTGCTTATATTAAGCTCTTTCCGGTTCACACGCACGCAGGAGATAATCCGGACATGCCACGCTCCAATGTACGCGCAAACTACACACAACCCTTCGTCCGCACCATTCCTCCTCTGTTCCAGCCGGGAGGTCTCTGCTACACGCCAGCCAACCTCGGCGCTCGCATCGCATTCATGGTCAACATGCCGCAGGAGCAAATCTCCGTCCGCATGTGGCAAGCCTGCTACGATTCCGCCGTCCGCGCTTTGGCGGATGCGATCTTCTATCAAGAGCGTGGGCCCACAGCCGCGGAGCTGACGCAACTCGACTGGCTCAAGCACTCCGGTCACTTCGTCTATGCGAAGGACGAGAGACCGCCACGCATGAATTGGGAGAAGTTGATCCTCGACTTGGAGCGGAGCAATCGTCACCTGCAGCTTGAGGTCTCCAAGCTCAATCGCGTTGTGGAGACAATCTGCAATACCAAAAGAAAATGCAAGTAACAATCCAGAGTCTCTGATTAGTCAGTTGGAGAATTAGACTCTTTCTTTCTTCCTCCATCCGGGAGAAACTCTCTCCTCCTCGAAACGCATGGTTGCGAAAGCGGGTTAGCAGGTTCCCAGCGGAGTGTGGAGCCTGCTAACCTGCGCCGTGGAACATCACAAAGGAGAAACGAGCAATGCCAACAAAGCCGCAAGCGAAGACAAAGCCGCTCATTGAGCATCCGTCCTGTCCCGCCATCCCGCTCTTCAATCAGTATTCCCCCAGCGGGAAGATCGCATTCCATAGCAACTCCCGTCTGATCCTCGAATTCGGGCAAACGCAAGTTGTGGTGCATGAAGATCGTCCTCCCGTCAATCCCAACTTCCGTCTCGGCTCGATTCTCTACACCTTTGAATTCTGGAATCAGCCGGCACGCAACCCGCGCTTGGTGCTGGATGATGGACGGATGGAGCCGGGAAAGAATTTCATTCTGCTGCGCATCCGGAAGAACAAGAAGGGAGCCGAGTGCATGTTCTGCGGCAAGGGCTGGGAGTCCTCGCCTCCGCAGAAGGAAGCGGAGCAGCACATTGCGGCGCATCTCCGCTCGCTCGACTGGACGCTACAGCAGCCGCATTTCCTGATGACGACGTGGATGGGCGTAAAGTGACCACTCGCACACAAGCCATCTCGATTCTCCTCGACGGGAGCGATGTCTTATTCCGGCGCTGCATGGAGGCTCCCGCCGTCGAGTCCAACTGGGAGCAATGGAGGACGGTGCGCCATGCGATTGATTATCTACAAGAACCAGAGCGAGAGGCGCGAAGATCAGAAGCGCAGCAAGCTCAGTCGCCTCCGGGACAGCAAGCGCCGATGGGAGCGTATGCGCAAGGCCTGGGTCAAGAAACGCGGAGACTAGCCTAAGCACAATGCCCAAATTCAAGTTCGGGACGTACCTGAACAATACGAAGAAGAAGGGCAAGCCTAAGCTGGTTTACCTGCGCATCTCGGCTGGCCCGTTGCGCGGGATGTATGTTCACCGGCTCGTCGCAGAAGCCAAGTTGGGCCGTCCATTGGGCCCGCACGAAACAGTTGACCATGAGGATGGGAAGACCTTGAATGATCATCCGTCGAATCTGAGCGAGCCAATCAGTTGGGAAGAGCACGGACGGCGCACAGCAGCGCGGCTCCGGAAGGAAGCAGAGGAGAAGGAGCGCCGGGAGAAAGAGCAAGAGAAGGTTCCATTTTAGGAGGACACAACATGAATCAGATGCAGCAACAGGTTCTTGAGTTTCATCAAAAGTTCGGAGTGCCGGCGCCAACAACTCCGGGAATCCCCAGCCGGGAGAGGATTGAACTTCGTATCAAGCTAATGGCGGAGGAGTTGACAGAATTCATTGATGCCAGCAGCGAGAGCAACCTGGTGGAGATGATTGATGCGCTCTGCGATCTTCTCTATGTCACGTTCGGCTCTGCTGTGGAGCTTGGCGTTGACATTGAGCCATTCTTCCATGAGGTTCAGCGCTCCAACATGTCGAAGCTCTGGACGTTCTGTACAAATTGCCGGCAGTTCTGCGTCAATGGCGGACGCGAAGTGGAGGGAGGCAACCAACACCTTTGCATCTTCGGCGTAAACGGAAAGCCTGCGCGTGCTGAGTATGTGCTCCGTCCAAAGCTCCGGGAAGACGGGAAGGTGATCAAGTCTCCGAATTATTCTCCAGCCAACCTTGGGCCCATACTCAGGTTATCCGGAGCAACACAGCCGCAGAGCGAAGGTCTCAATCCTCCACATCTCCCTTAATTCAAACTCAGGAGCAGAGAAAAGTGCAATCCACAGTTTACGTCACACATCAACCGCGTCCCAATCGTCACGGATGGACTCCGGACGTAAGCAGCGCAGGGTCATTCGGCCAGATCAAGTTCCTTTTCTCTGCGTCAGACCGTCCCACCGTCAACACTCGCATTGCGGTGCAGAAAGCAGTTCAGACCTTGCGCGATTTCAACCCGGAGTCCGACTACATCCTTTGGCCGAACAGCGGAGACCCGACTGCGGTTGCGATTGTTTACTTGGTGCTCGGAGCTATGGGCATCAGCCGCGTCCGCATCCTCGTCTGGGAGCGCAAGCGCATCGACGGAATCCGGAGCGCCAA